TAATAAGTTTAAGAAATGGAAATATGGTTATGACGAAGAGCATGACATGGTAGTTATAAGTAAGACTGGGGAAATTGGAGAAATATACGAGATACAAAATCTAGTAATAGCCTTGCCGAAAGCTACTAATGTAGCTAAAATGGATGGCGATAAGTGGAGGGCAGCGGAATACCCTAAAGAATTAAAGAATATTAAAACTGTTTTTGATTGGAAGAATTACTCAGAACAGTTTAAAGAAAAATGGTATGACTATATTGAGGAAGAATTTCAAAGGCGTGAAAAAGGTTACTGGTTTTTTAACAAAGATAAGCCTACTTATATTACTGGTACTCAGTACATGTACTTGCAGTGGTCCAAGATTGATGTTGGGAAGCCAGATTTTAGAGAATCAAATAGATTATTCTACTTATTCTGGGAGGCTTGTAAAGCAGACAGACGATGTTATGGTATGTCATATCTCAAGAATAGACGTAGCGGCTTTTCATTCATGGCGTCTGGGGAGGCGGTTAACATGGCCACTATATCAAGCGATTCACGGTTTGGGATATTGTCCAAATCTGGAGCCGATGCGAAAAAAATGTTCACAGATAAGGTTGTACCCATCAGTGTTAACTTACCGTTTTTCTTCAAACCGATACAGGACGGAATGGACAGGCCGAAAACGGAGCTTGCGTACAGGGTACCCGCATCGAAACTTACCCGTAGAGGACTCGATTCAAAAGTTCAACCTGAAACGCTCACAGGTCTTGACACCACGATCGACTGGAAAAACACAGGCGATAATGCCTACGATGGGGAGAAACTTAAACTCCTCGTCCATGATGAGAGCGGGAAATGGGAAAGGCCGAACAACATCCTCAACAACTGGAGGGTTACGAAAACAACGTTAAGATTAGGTTCTAGAATTATAGGAAAGTGTATGATGGGCTCAACCTCAAACGCTTTAGATAAAGGTGGTGAAAATTTTAAAAAATTATACAATGGATCAGACGTTACAAAGAGAAACCGCAACGGGCAGACTAGCTCAGGATTATATTCTTTGTTCATTCCTATGGAATGGAACTACGAAGGCTACATTGATTCTTATGGATTTCCTGTATTCGATACACCCAAAAAAGAAGTTTTAGATGTATTCAATGACCCAATAACATTGGGTGTTATAGAGTTTTGGAAAAACGAAGTAGAAGGATTAAAAGATGATCAAGACGGGTTAAATGAATTTTATAGACAATTTCCAAGAACTGAAGAACACGCATTCAGAGACGAAGCAAAACAGTCTTTATTTAACCTAACAAAAATATACGAACAAATAGATTACAATGTAGATCTTAGAAATACATCTATAATTACTACAGGTAGTTTTCAATGGGAAAATGCAGTACCAGATTCAAAGGTTATATTTGTACCAAATAAAGATGGTAGATTTAAAATATCTTGGGTTCCACCTGTTAATCTTCAAAACTGTGTAATATTAAAAAATGGAAGCAAGCACCCGGGCAATGAACACATGGGGGCGTTCGGTTGTGATAGCTATGATATATCAGGTACGGTTGATGGTAGAGGTTCTAATGGAGCTTTAGCTGGTCTGACAAAATACAGTATGGAAGATGCTCCACCTAATCAATTCTTTTTAGAATATATAGCTAGACCTCAAACTGCTGAGATATTTTTTGAAGACGTATTGATGGCATGTGTATTTTATGGTATGCCTATACTTTGTGAAAATAATAAGCCTAGATTATTGTATCATTTTAAAAGAAGAGGTTATAGAGGATTTTCAATGAATAGACCGGATAAGGTTTGGAATAAATTGTCAGTAACGGAAAGAGACATAGGTGGAATACCTAACTCTAGTCAAGATATTATACAGGCACACGCGGCGGCTATAGAAACTTACATAAATACTTATGTTGGCAAAACAGAGCAAGGGTATGGAGACATGTACTTTCAAAGAACATTAGAAGATTGGGCTAGATTCAACATAAACAAAAGAACAAATCATGATGCGTCTATAAGTTCTGGTCTAGCTTTAATGGCTTGTAATAAAAATAGATATGTACCATCTGCTGTAAAAGAATATAAAAGTATAGACTTAGGTATAAAGAGATATGACAATAAAGGAGCCGTATCAAAAATAATAAAATAAATGAATATACAAACAAATACTAATAGTGCATTCCCCAGTCAAGTTGTTAGCGATGCAGAAAAAGCTAGTTTAGAATATGGCGTGCAAGTTTCTAGAGCTATAGAGCAAGAATGGTTTGGCCAAGGAAGAACTAGTGGTAATAGATATTTAGCTAATTGGAATAATTTTCACAACCTAAGACTTTACGCAAGAGGAGAGCAATCAACTCAAAAATATAAAGATGAATTATCTATAAACGGAGATTTGTCTTATCTTAATTTAGACTGGAAACCAGTACCTGTTATATCTAAATTTGTGGATATAGTTGTAAACGATATGGCCGCCAAGTCTTACGATATTCAAGCAACAGCAGAGGATCCTTTCTCTAAAAAAGAAAAAAGTGATTATGCTAATGCTGTATTAAGGGATATTAACGCTAAAGAAGTTTTAACTAAATTTAAAAACAATTTAGGTCTGGACATGTTTAACGTCTCTGATCCAAATGAATTACCCGCGAGTAAAGAAGAATTAGATCTTTACATGCAAATGAATTTTAAGCAAACAGTAGAAATAGCTGAGGAAGAAGTTATAAACAATGTTTTGTCTTTTAATAAATACGATCAAACAAAAAAGAGATTAGCTCAAGATCTAACGGTATTAGGCATATGCGCTAGTAAAACTAGATTTGATCAAGCTGAAGGAATTATTATAGACTACGTTAACCCTGCAAATTTAGTTTACTCGTATACTGATGACCCTAACTTTGAAGATATATATTATGTTGGCGAATGTAAAGCTATAACAATACCAGAACTTAAGAAACAGTTTCCAGATATTTCTGAAGAAGAATTAGAAAGAATACAAACAATGCCTGGTAATAGGCAGTACGTACAAGGCTGGGGTGATTATGATTCAAATACGGTTCAAGTTTTATATTTTGAATATAAGACATATATGAATCAAGTTTTTAAAATAAAATATGGTGAAAATGGACTTGAGAAAGTTATAGAAAAAACTGACTCATTTGATCCACCTCCAAGCGATAACTTTGAAAGAGTATATAGAACTATAGAAGTACTTTATACTGGAGCTAAGGTTATTGGAACTAACACAATGTTAGAGTGGAAGATGGCTGAGAATATGACTCGACCAATGGCTGACACAACTAAAGTGGAGATGAATTATTGCATATCAGCTCCTAGAATGTATAAAGGTAAAATAGAATCTGTTGTTAGCAGAATAACTGGTTTTGCTGATATGATACAGCTAACACACCTTAAGCTTCAACAGGTAATGTCTAGAATAGTCCCAGATGGTGTGTTTTTAGATATGGATGGATTAGCAGAGGTTGATCTTGGTAATGGAACTAACTACAACCCAGCGGAAGCATTAAATATGTATTTCCAAACTGGATCTATAGTTGGTAGGTCATTAACACAAGACGGGGGTATGAATGCAGGTAAAATACCTATTCAAGAGTTATCATCTTCTTCTGGCCAAGCTAAAATTCAGAGTCTTATAGGTACTTATCAATACTACTTACAAATGATTAGGGATGTTACTGGATTAAACGAAGCTAGAGACGGTAGTAAGCCTGACAAAGACGCTTTAGTTGGAATTCAAAAAATGGCCGCTAACTCATCTAATACAGCTACAAAGCATTTATTAAATTCTTTAATATATATAACTTTAAGAACTTGCGAAAATATAAGTTTAAAAACCGCAGATATAGTAGCTCATCCTCTTCATAGGCAAGCTTTAGCTAATTCTATAAGCACATTTAACACAAATACTTTAGAGGAACTAGCTTCTTTACAGCTGCATGATTTTGGTATATATTTACAATTAGAACCAGAAGAAGAAGAAAAAGCTTTATTAGATCAAAATGTTCAGGTAGCTTTGCAGACAGGAGCGATTGCTTTATCTGACGCTATTGATATTAGAGAAATTAAAAATATTAAATTAGCTAATCAATATATAAAGCTAAGGCAAACACAAAAATTACAAAGAGAGCAGGAACAAACTCAAGCAAATATACAAGCTCAAGCTCAAGCAAATGCTAAACAAGCAGAACAAGCTGCTATGAATGAAGTTCAAAAACAGCAAGCTTTAACAGAAACAAATCTACAGCTAGAACAAGGTAAGTCTCAGTTCAGAATACAACAAATGCAAATGGAGGCTGAGATTAAAAAAGAGTTAATGGCGGAAGAGTTTGGTTATCAAATGAAATTAGCTCAGATAAAAGCTAATTCAGAGGGGACTAAGGAAAAAGAAATAGAAGACAGGAAAGACGAAAGAACAAAAATACAAGCAACTCAACAATCAGAGTTAATATCGCAAAGACAGAATGATTCATTACCAACAAATTTTGAGTCAGCTGGTAACGATAATTTAGGCGGCTTTGGTTTAGAACAATTTGGACCAAGCTAGAATTTTTTAATTATTTAATTTTATTATATTATGTCAGAAGTAACAAAACAAGAAGGTGAGTTTTCTTTAAAAGGGAAAAACAAAAAACCGAAACAATTAAGCAACGATGCTCCGGCTGTAACAAAGGTTACTGTTAAAGAACCTGAGCCAGTGTCTAAAGAAGATATTACTAAAGTAGTAATACCTAGCGAAGAATTAAAACCTAAAGAAGATGCCGTTCAAGAGCAAGAAACAGAGAGCCCTTTGTTACGCACAGAACAACCCGAAGTGGGATTGCAAGAAGTGGGACAAGGAGACCAAGACACCGTTAAAGATGTTACTGCCGAGTTTACGCCCCTGCAAGAAATAACTGAAGACGAAGTAAAGCAAGTAACAAAACAAGCTCAAGAAGCTGTAAGAGATGAAAAAGTTTTAGGTAAAAAATTACCTGAGAATGTTGAGAAACTAATATCTTTCATGGAGGACACAGGCGGAAATGTTGAAGATTATGTTAGATTAAATGCTGACTACTCTACAGTTAACGAATCTGACTTGGTAAAAGAATATTACAAAAAAACAAAACCTTATCTAGATGCTGAAGACATGGATATAATCTTAGAGGATTATGCTTATGATGAAGATATAGATGATGATAGAGATATACGCAAGAAAAAAATTGCGTTTAAAGAAGAAGTTGCGAAAGCCAGAAACTTTTTAGAGGAAACAAAGAGTAAATACTACGACGAAATCAAATCAAGACCAGGCGTAACTCAAGACCAACAAAGAGCAACTGAATTTTTCAACCGATATAACGAAGATCAAAGTAAAGTGGAAGAGCAGCATGATCTATTTAAGTCTAAAACTAAACAAGTTTTTAATGATGATTTCAAAGGTTTTGATTTCAATCTAGGAGACAAGAAGTTTAGATATGGACTACAAAATAAAGAAGCTGTAGCCGAAAGCCAATCTAATATTAACAATTTTGTTGGGAAGTTCCTAGACAAACAAGGTAATATTGAAGATGCTAAAGGTTATCACAAAGCTATATACGCTGCTACTAATGCTGACAAATTAGCAAATCATTTTTATCAACAAGGAAAGGCTGACGCTGTACGAGATGTCATGAATAAGTCTAAGAACGTTACTGATTCGCCAAGGCAGACCAGTAGTTCTCCTGGTTTTATAGGTGGTTTTAAAGTAAAGTCAGTTAACGGTGGTTCTGATTCTTCAAAACTAAGTATTAAAAAAAATAAATTTAACTAAAAAACAATTATTATGAGTTTAACTCCACAATTCGGTTCAATTCAACCGAGTCAATTACAACAACCTTTACAGAGTAACTACCTCCAATTTAACGGAGCTGGCGCTGCAGCAAATAACTTTGCTCAACAGTATTTACCTGAAATTTATGAACAAGAAGTAGAGCGTTATGGAAACAGAACGTTATCTGGATTCTTAAAAATGGTTGGTGCTGAAATGCCAATGACTTCTGATCAAGTAATTTGGTCTGAACAAAATAGATTACACATATCTTATAATGGAGTATCTGTTGCAGCAAACGTTGCGGTTGGTGCATCATTCACAAACGTTATCGCGGTAGGTGCTGCTGATACAAATGTTATATCTGTAAACGATACAGTAGTGCTTTTAAATCCTGCGAATGGAGCTGAAGCTAAAGCTATTGTAACTGCTTCTGTACCTGGTGCCGGCGGTAACTTTACAGTACAGTCTTACGACAACACTGGTCTTGTTGGTAATTTAGTTGCTGGTGCAGTAGCTCTTGCAACAGGTATCAAGGTATTTGTTTACGGTTCTGATTACGCAAAAGGATCTAACATTGCTACAGGAGCAAGAGTATCTGTTACTCCATCTTTCACGCAATATTCTAACTCTCCTATTATATTAAGAAATCAGTATACAATTTCTGGTTCTGATATGTCACAAATTGGATGGGTTGAAGTTGCTACTGAAGACGGAACATCTGGATTCTTATGGTATTTAAAAGCTGAATCTGAAACAAGATTACGTTTTGAAGACTATTTAGAAATGAGTATGGTTGAATCTGAGTATAATCAAATTGCTGCATCTGCTGCAACAAACCCAGGATCACAAGGTATGTTTGCTGCTATTCAAGCAAGAGGTAATGTAGAAGTAGGATTTACTGCTGCTGCTGGATTAGATGAGTTCGATGCTATCTTAAAGAATTTAGATACACAAGGAGCAATTGAAGAGAACATGTTATTTTTACAAAGACAAACATCTTTGGATTTTGACGATATGTTAGCTTCTATTTCTGGTGGATTCGCTGGAGGTACTGCTTTTGGTTTATTTGAAAATTCAGAAGAAATGGCTTTAAATTTAGGTTTCTCAGGATTCAGAAGAGGTTCTTATGACTTCTACAAGACTGACTGGAAATACTTAAATGATGCATCTACTCGTGGAGCTTCAACTGGAATTAGCTCTGTAGAAGGAGTATTAGTACCTGCTGGAACATCTACAGTATATGATCAAATTTTAGGAACTAACATTAGAAGACCTTTCTTACACGTAAGATATAGAGCGTCTGCATCTGATGATAGACGTATGAAATCTTGGTTAACTGGTTCTGCTGGTGGAGCAACAACATCTACTTTAGATGCAATGGAAGTAAATTTCCTATCTGAAAGATGTTTAGTAACTCAAGCTGCTAACAACTTTGTATTATTCAAAGGAATCTAAAGATTCAAAATTAATGTAATTTTTACCCTCGTTAAAACTACGGGGGTAACTATTACCCTTATGTGACATTAGCCAGTATATACTTATAGTAAGAGGCTACTGTCATACAATTAACATTTATATTATATCATATTATGGCTACTAAGAAACCAGCAGCAAAAAAAGTAGAGGTTGCTCCTCAACAAGTTAAAGCAGTGCATGTAGAATCTGCTAAACCAAGTAAACCAACTTGGGAAATTAAAGATAGAATTTATTATTTAAGAGGCAACAAAAGCCCTCTTACTCTAACAATACCATGCCGTCATACTAGAAAGCATCCGCTATTATATTTTGACAAAGCAACAGGTGTACAAAGAGAAATAAGATACGCTACTAATCAAGCATCTCCGTTAGTAGACGAACAAAAAGGAGAATGTACATTAGGTCACATTCAGTTTGCTGATGGTGATTTAAGAGTACCAAAAGAATTGCAAAACTTGCAAAAATTACTTTCATTATATCATCCTTTAAAAGGAAGAATATTTGAAGAATTTAGTGCGGCTGAAGAGGCTGAGGATGACTTAGATGTATTAGATCTTCAAATTGATGCTTTATTAGCAGCAAGGGAAATGGAGATTGATCAAGCTGAAGCTATAATGAGAGTAGAATTAGGATCTGGGGTTAGTAACATGAGTTCTAAGGAGCTTAAAAGAGATTTATTAATGTTCGCAAGGAATAATCCAACACTGTTCTTAGATCTAGCTAATGACGAAAACGTTCAATTAAGAAATGTAGCTATTAGAGCTTCAGAAGCTGGGATTATAGTGTTGTCGCAAGATCAAAGAACATTTACTTGGGGATCAACTAATAGAAAACTAATGACAGTTCCTTTTGATGAAAATCCTTATTCTGCAATGGCTGCTTACTTTAAAACCGATGAAGGTGTAGAAGTTTTTAGATCAGTGGAGAAAAACCTGAAATAACATGTAATACTAATATAGGGCTCGTTAACTCGGGCCTATATATTATAATAAAAAAAACAAATGGCAATAAA